CGGTGAATAATATAATGGAAGAAATTTACAAAGAAGTTAACTCTCATTCAGAAAAAATTATTCAAATACAAACAAAAATTGAAAATATTCAAGAGAAAGTGGAAGATTTATCTAGTATTAAAGAAACACTTATAGAACTTAAAGTGTTACAAAAAGAACAAGCAAAATTTAATGTGTCTGTTTCTGAGACTCTCGGAAAAATAAACGATAATTTAAATATATTAAACAATGAAACTAAAGACACAAGTGATCGTGTTGCAAGTCTTGAAAATAAAGTAGATAAAATTGATGGTCGAAGTAAGTTTGATTTTTTAATATATGTTAAAGAATCCGTAATTCCAATTTTAATTTCTGGTGGAATCATATATTATATATCACAATATATAAAATAATTAAATTTGGGGAGAGATTATAACTATTCTCTTCCCTTTTCTCACCCTACCCTCTCAAAAATAATTAAAGAAAGGAATGAACTAAAAATACGTTATAAAAATAAAAACGTATTTAATTTTAATTGAGAGGTGGTTTATAAATGAGTAATTTTTATGCAGGAACACATTATTGTGGTGCTATATTAAGGTCTAATGATAATTTTAGTTTTAATGAGTTAATAAATCAAATTACTACAGGCATAGACAATCAGGTATTTTATTTAGAAGACCCAAGAACTGGTGATACAACTGTAGCAAGGGTATTTATTTTCACTCCAATCGGAAGCGATATAAATTTTGATCTAAACAACAATTCAAATAGCAGATTAAAATGCCAAGATAGTATAAGTAATGGGCTTGAAAATGAAATGCTTTTAAGTTCATTCAAAGTTGGTAGTTTGGCAAACAGTATATTTGAATTTATTTGTGTGGTTTAAAAGGAGGAGTGAAATAAATGCCTTATATTGGAAGTAATAATAGAGGAACTAGTGTAGGAAGTAGTGGTTCAAATTTATATATATCTTCTGGGACAGTGGTAAAACCAACAATAATTTACAATACTGGTTTGGGTACTATAGCCGTAGGACAAGGAAAATTTAGATTTTATCATGATTCTGATTATACAGGAGTTATTACAGAACATACAATTTTAGAAATAACTTTACCTATAATTGATAATATAACAAATTATCTTGTTGCTAAATATAATAATGGGAATCCTCAATATGAAATAATTTTAGATTTATCACTTATTGATTGGTCTAGTATTATGCCTGTATATACAATTGCCAGAATAGGTGATAATATATCTGTAATTGATTGGGACGAACCTGGGCTTGGAGCGACTAATAAAAATCTTAGACGAATTACTGAGACAAGAAGATTTGAAAGAATAAATGGGTTTGATTTAGCGGAAATAGAAACTAGAAATGTTAAAATAACTACTGGTAAAGCATGGCAAGGATTTTATAGAGGTGAATTACCAGAAGTAATTTCTAGCATAGATACAACATATTTATGGATTAATAATGGCAATGGAACATTTTCGCATAGTGTCATAACTCAATATCCAAATGATAAATATGATCCGGGTACTGGTACACTTGCAACTTTAACAGATGGGAAATATGCTGTAATATGGGTTTATCGTTGCATGTGTCGTTCTGATATACTATCTGCTAGAATACATTTGTTTCTTTGTGATGAAGATGCTAGTTTAGATCAAGCAAAATATTGTTCTACTCCTGATATTCCTCAAGTAATTGCTACAAATGCAATGCTTGTTGGTAGAATTATTGTTTTAAAAGGAACTAACACTGCAATACAAATTGATAATGCATTTGCAACTTTATTTGCTCCTTCTGCTGTAGCTAATAGTGGAGTTGTGATAGGTTCGGTTCAAATGTTTGCTGGTTTAATTGCTCCTTCTGGTTATCATCTTTGCGATGGATCAACAATATCAAGAACAACATATGCTAGTTTATTTAATATAATTGGCACAACATATGGTGTAGGTAATGGTTCTACTACCTTTAATTTGCCAAATTTTAAAGGGAGAGTGCCAGTTGGTTATGATGCAACACAGATTGAATTTGATTCTATAGGTGAAACTGGGGGAGCAAAGACACATCAAATTACAACGAGTGAAATGCCCTCACACACTCATACTTTTACAGGTAATGCGTTGCCTAGTCATGCCCATAATTATACAAGAGATGGGTATAATGATCAAGAAGTAGCCTCGAATACTGTACTAGGTGACGATGAATATGTAGCAGATAACGAAACTGATACAACAAACAATACAAGTAGTGTTTCAGCAGGTACACCATCAGGAACAAATAGTTCAGAAGGTGGAAATACTGCGTTTAATATTATGAATCCATATATTACGTTATTGTATATAATAAAATATTAAACCTAATCAATCATTCGATTTATTCAATTAAGTAGAGTAATATTACTTTACTTAATATTTACAAATTTTTATAAAGGAAGTGAAATAATAATATGGCAAGTTTAATATATAGTGTTCTACATGACGCTACGACAACTATATCAGACGGGAAAATTATAAACATTAAAGAAGCAAAAGAATTAGGTTTATCAATAAGCGGAACATCAACTTCATTTACAGTAGAATTTTATGGGAGTATTGATGGTGTTAATTATGATTTAATTGAAGGATCAAAAATGTCAAATAGTTTACCATTTATAACATCAACAATATCTGTTGGATTATTTTCAATTGATATTGCAGCTTTAGTTTATTTTAAAGCTAAAATTAGTGCTATTGCTAATGGGAATGTGTCTGTTACAGCACATGCAATAATTTAGTGAATAAGGATGTGATAATATATGACTTTAAAAATAGTAGGTAATGTCAATGCTCAACTAACTGGTAGTAGAGGTTCGGTTATTGCGCATAGAACAGCGATAACTACAGCGGATAAAGTGCCTGTAATTACTATAACCGCCGCAGATTCAGTAACAGCAGGAACGTTAACTGCTGTCAGTCATGGTATCGGTGTTGCTCCAGGAAATTCCTACGGTTCCGCTGGCGTATCTGCTTTGGTGACTGTTACGCCTACAGTAAATAAAAGTATAGATATAACTATTCCGCAATCCGCAGGTGCAGAACACTATGATATTTTTCTTTCTACGGCAACTACCGCCCCGTTATGGGTAGTAAGAGTAACTGAGACGCAGAGGGAAACGGGTTGTGCTATTACGGCTGTTGGTACAGTTGGTGCAGGTGGTTCAGCAGGAATTGTAAACGTGCAGGTTGTTGGCACTGGCCTAGCAAGTACGGCAGTATTTTTTATAGCGAATAATGCTTATGTTTTTGGTAGTATAGGGGCGATTTCCTGTGTAGGAAAAACAAAGGCTTACATTTACGTGAAACCAATTCTAACGGATTTACGCTCTGCGCCTTCTGTTAGTATAATACCGTTTTTCCGTAAAAACGACACTTCGGATGATTGGTACGCTGTGGAGGCACAATCAATAACTCTTTTAGGTGGTATAAGCGGTCAACCACTTAATCAAGTAGTAGTGATAGATGTTAATTCAGTACGCAATTTAATTGTTTTGGTCGATTTAATATCTGGTGAAGGAACCACAGTAAATATTGATGTGGAACTATATTAGGTGGTGCTAATATGAAAATTCTAACCACCCCACCAATGATAAGAGGCCTAGAGGGTATAAACAGAGATGACCTACTTGCGGAGTACCGTTGTGATGAATTAGGCGATACCCTAATTGATTATTCGGGAAACGGCAATCACGGAACTTTTGGTATTGGTGGAAATAAACCAACAAGAACGCCTTTTGGAATAGATTTTTATGATGATTACATAACCTTGCCCGACACAATCAAAAACGCTTTGTCAGTCCAAAATGATTTTACAATTATTACTGCCGGGATTGCTAGTGGTGGGAGTATTTTGGGTTCAGCAGTTAGTGCTACGGACAGACTACTTCTTAATGCCTCTCCTGGCATATCAACAAACTTAAGTCCATACTTGAAATATATGAGAGGGTGCTTAAATATTGGGCCGACAACAGTAACGCAATTAGCAAAAGCGGCAGGTTCGTTTGATTTATATAAACTACATGTTTTTGCCTATGGGTATAGTAAGTTTTTCGATAAGGGAAAAATGATTATTGATAAGGAATTATACGGGCACATATCGGCTGCTAACCCCTCTACTGTCGTAGGGTGCCGTGTTGGTGCACAGACAAACGGTGCTCCGTTTTGGGTTGGTACGTTGTATTATATGCTTATATATTCAAAGTTTCTTAGTAATAGCATGGTGCAAAAACAGCACAGAGTTATTAAAAAAATTTTAAAACAAAGAGGTGTTATTTTACCATGATATTTTATTATATCATTTGGCCAAGCTTGGAAAGTTTTGAGAGCACAGAAGTACCATTGCCTAGTGGTCAAATACTTGGCGATCCTAAAGTGGATATATACGGTCGCAGACTATCCCGGTATGACGAAACACAACTCACTCAGGCAGATTTAGACTATTTCAACAGCATGGACGGCGTAATTGTTCAGACGTATCCACCGGAACCTTGGATTGAACCTGAATACGAATAAGACAATTAATGAAGGTGCGAGAGTTCGGTTATTCATATAGTAGATAATTAGATATTTAATACATAGTAATTGTATATTTTTTTTATATTTATAATCAATTTATAATAGTAATATAAAAATAACTAGGTAAGATTAGAGTTTAATATATCTCCTACCTAGTTATTTTTATATATTTTTACATTTTTCATGACAAAAGCGTTATTT